TGGCAAGTGGTGATGTTGAAGGTTTCGCAGCCGTCGCATTCCCCATCGTCCGTCGCGTTTTCGCAGGATTGATCGCTAACGATCTTGTTAGCGTTCAGCCCATGAGTCTTCCTAGTGGACTCATTTTCTTCCTGGATTTCACTACATCTACTGATGGTGGTGGTCTCCCACGTCTTGGATATGGCTCTACAGAAGAGTCGCTCTATGGTGGCGGCGTGGTTGGTTCGCAGTTAACTGGTGGTGTATCGCTAACCGGTGATAACGCTGAGGCAGGCCCTTATGCGTTAAATAACGGTTATGCTTCTGCTACTGGTTCAGCCCGACGTCTGGAGATGGCAGAGTTAACTATTGTTGCTTCTGGCGCAGTAAACTCTGTTGCAAGTGACTATCCTCAGCTTTCCACTAAGGATCAGGCTACTCTTGATAGCCTTTGCTCTTACGACCCAGACCTTTCTGGTACACTGGTTGTTGTTGCTGAGCAGACTGGTTCTTCTGATGGCAACTTTGAGCAGTTGGATATCAACAACCTTCCTGCTATTGCGCTCGGTTCTAACACTGAAACCGCAGTCACAGACAACGTCAAGCTTGTTCGTCGTTTGACTAGAATTTCTTCTGGTTCAACCGGACAGGATCCTTCAAATGCAAATTGGAAGATGACGCTGGTTTTCGCCCAAAAGAGTGGTTCTACGCCATTCGATAACGGCACGAACGGTATTGTTAGCACCTTAAGTGCATCAGCAGTTGAGATGGAACTCACGTTCCCAATCGATGATCAGTTCAACGCTTCTACAGCGCTTGGTTCTGTTGTCGGTGCGGCTACATGGGGACTGGAAGGCGAGCCTCGTATCCCAGAAATTGACATTAAAGTTGATTCTGTGGCTGTGACGGCTATGACCAAGAAGCTTAAGGCTAAGTGGACTCCAGAGTTAGGACAAGATCTTAACGCTTACCACAACCTTGATGCTGAGGTTGAGCTTACAAGTATTCTCTCTGAGCAGATTGCTCTTGAGATTGACCGCGAGATTCTTGCGGATCTTGTAACTTTAGCTACTGCTGGAACCTACTACTGGTCCCGTTCTCCCGGCTTGTTCGTGGAGCGTGAAACTGGTAAGGAAGTTGGTGCAAGCTCTGCTGCCCCTGACTTCACAGGTACAGTTAGTGAGTGGTATGAGACACTCGTTGAGACAATCAATGATGTTTCCGCCCAGATCCACAGAAAGACTCTTCGTGGTGGAGCTAACTTCGTCGTCTGCGGACCCGAAGTTGCTAACGTCCTTGAGTTTACTGCCGGATTCCGTGCAAGTGTCACAGCTGATGACGATAAGGGCTCCATTGGAGCTGTTAAGGTCGGAAGCCTTTCCAAGAAGTTTGACGTGATGGTAGACCCCTACTTCCCACGTTCGGTTGTCTTGGTTGGTCGTCGCGGATCTTCTTTCCTTGAAAGCGGATATGTGTACGCACCTTATGTGCCACTGCAGACCACACCCACTATCTTTGGGCCAGACGACTTCGTGCCCCGTAAGGGAGTCATGACTCGTTACGCCAAGAAGATGGTTCGTCCCGATATGTACGGTCTAGTTATCGTTCGCGGACTCCTTGGTGAGGCTGGAGCCACTAGCTAAACCCTAGTCGCAAAATAAATGTAAAGCCCCTGTCGATTGGCAGGGGCTTTCGTTTACCTAAAACTACTTATAGGTGAACGACAGTTCACACCAAAGTTACTGGGCAGTCATTAAACGTTGAACTGCCCCCTAGTATTGCTGAAATAAACCAGTACAGGGACATGATTATAAAAGGAGGGTTTTTAACTATGGGAACAAAAAGAATAGGACTCGCGAGAGTTGAGAAATTATTAGAAAACTTAAAGAGAGAGATTGATTGGGGAACATCATCTTCTTTTGAAAATGGCCCAATGCTACGAAAAAAGGCCGGCTCTGCTGGAGATCAAGGTGACACATCACTTATCATAGGAAAAAATGGAGCCGCAGCTGGACTTACTGCAGACCCATTTCAAGAGTCATCCACACAGCTTTTTCCACTGGGTACAAAGCTAATATACAATGATAGAACTTTTAGATACGCAAAGATGGGCGGCTCTAACGTCACCGCTGGTAAAGTTGTTCAGGCCGCAGCCGAGCTAGGTAGCGCTGGAGATCACCAAGATTTGGGAATGGCTTCTGGCACGACCGCTGCAGCTGGGGTTACGGTAATATCGATTGACACGGCTGAGACCGACCTTACTGCAAACCAATATGCAGAAGGCTATCTTTATGTCAATGACGGGACCGGCCAAGGTCAGTGCTTTAGAATTAAGTCTCACCCAGCCCACGATCATTCGGACGATGCCACTGTTGTGATCACTCTTCATGATAAGGTTGTGACAGCTCTTGCTCAGGCTAATTCAAAGCTTACCCTTTCTCAGAATCCGTATGGGGGAATGATTGTTGCTCCTCACACTGAGACAGGAGCTGCTCTTGGCGTTACGACTATTGATATGACAGCCAGTTATTATGGCTGGATCCAGACTGGAGGTCCCGCAGCCGTATTGACATCGGGCACGCTTGTTATTGGAAACAATGCATGTAGAGCACTAGCCACCCTGGACGGTGCAGTACTGCCACAGGTGGATGCCGGCGTTAACCCGGTTCTCGGCTGGGTTATGGTAGTTAATGCTAATACAGATTATTCTTTAATTTGGCTTACGATTGAGTAGCGTGCTACATCTTATCAACTAATATTTAAGCCCTCTTCTTCGGAAGGGGGTTTTTTTTGAAAATGTCGATCTGCCAAATTTTTTCGCCGGTAAATTTTTGAGATTTTTGCTTTTTTATACTAGTTACTATACAAAAAAGGAGTTTTTTATGGGCAAGAAAAGAAGATTAAAATCTGCCAAAGTTAAGTTTGCAGCTAAGCACAAACACCACCCCAGAGCACGCTTTTTGGCTCAGCTGCAGGAACAGACGCAAGAAACATCAGAACCAGAGATTGTTCAAGAAATAGAGACGGTCTCAATAAAGCATGAAGTCGAAAAACCAACCCCAGAAATTGTTTTAAAAGAAGAAGCACCCAAGCCTGTTGTTAAAGTTAAAGCTGCTCCCGCAAAAGCTAAAAAAACAACAGCACCTAGAAAAAGAAAAGCTACTACGCCAAGAAAAAGAACAACAAAAAAGAAAACAACTAGTGCGGTAGTTTAAAATAACGCGATCTTTATAAAAGGACCCTCAGCTTGCCTGGGGGTTTTGTTTTATCAGAACTAATTATAGCAGGAGAATCGTATACATGCCAACAGACTTGAATCCACGCTCAGAAACCAGTGCAGTTATATTGCCCTCAACTGGCGCCGCCGGCGCTTCGTCAGAACAACTTCGCGCTGAGGCGGGAGAAGTGCTAATCCAGGCCTGCCCCTTTGGTGCATATACCGGCTCTTTAGATTTTGTTACCGGAGCTTCCATGCAGGTAAACTATGTTTATAAAAAACTAGGGGGCGATGTTGTTGACATTGAATTGACTGTTTCTAATATTTATGCTGCATATGAAGAAGCGTGTTTAGAATATTCATACATTATCAATCTTCATCAAAGCAAAAATTCACTTTCTAGTATGTTAGGTCATGTAACTGGAACTTTTGACTATGAAGGGCGTCTAAAGAGTGAACTTTCTGGTACGGGCACTCCTCAAATAGCGCTTAGATACCCAAAAATCCAGCTTGCGGCCGCAAAAAGAGTTGGAGACGGCATGTCCACTGTTGCGGGATTTGGAGGCTCTATAAGAGAGTATTCTTGTTCTTTTTCGCCATCTACCGATCAACAAGATTATGATTTACAAAAAGTTATTGAAGATGCCTCCGCATCTGGAGAAGATGACGGTGGCAATGACATTGATTTTTCTGGAAAAGTTTCTGAAAACCAAAGAGCAATAATAACCAAAGTATATTTTATGTCCCCGCGAGCAATGTGGCGCTTTTATGGATATTATGGTGGCGTGGGAGTAGTGGGTAATTATTCTACCTATGGACAATTTGCAGATGACTCAACTTTTGAGATTATCCCTACATGGCAAAACAAAATGCAAGCGATCATGTACGAAGATTCCATCTATACAAGAACCTCTCATTATTCGTATGAATTAATAAATAACCGATTGAGATTGTATCCGACACCCAGTTACTGGTCTATGCAGTTAGATCGGATATGGTTTAGATTTTACGTAGAAGATGCTCCTTGGAAAGAGGCAGATGGATATCATGATGGCACTTTGGGTGTTAATAACATGAATACGTTGCCGTTTGAGAACATTAGATATGAAAATATCAATTCAATGGGCAAGCAGTGGATTCGAAAATATTCACTTGCATTATGTAAGGAAATGTTGGGTCAAATCCGCGGTAAATTTACAACTATTCCGATTCCAGGCGAAAGTGTGACATTAAATCATTCAGAATTGTTGTCACAAGCAAAAGAAGAGCAGCAACAATTAAAAGACAAGCTGGCAGAAACACTTAAAGAGATGGAATACACTGAATTGGTTAAAAACGACAGCGAACGAGCAGAAGCTACGGCAACAACGTTTAAAAATTCTCCATTGCCAATATTTGTGGGGTAATAAACGATGTCAGATAAGTGGAAAGCACCAAAGACCCTCCCGCCACCATTATTTCTTGGCAAAAAAGAAAGAGATCTTGTTAAACAAGTAAATGATGAGTTAATTGAAAAAGTTGTTGGGCAGCAAATTTTATATTATCCAATTGATATGGACACAACTGATTTTCATGAGTTATACGGCGAGGCAAT